GCCGCGGCTATCTACCGGCCCACCTCTAAACATCGGTCTTCTTAAAATTCTACTCATTAGCCAAATATTCCTAGTTTAGAACCAATACTTGCAAGACCAGTTCCAACACCTAATGCAGTTTGTAATGGACTGACTGGTGGTGCTGGTGGTTGATATCCGACTGTTTGAGTCGGAAATGCACCTGGTTGTACCTGTGCAAGTTGTTGACCAACTAAACCTAATCTAGTGAATGGTTCGAATTGTGCTTCTCTTGCTGCCGCTGCTGCTGCATCTAGAAGTGCTTGTTGTTGTGCTTGACCAGCTTGACCTAATTGTGTTTGATAAGTACCTAAACCTTGTCTTGCAGCTAAATCTTGTGCTGCCGCTGCTTGTGCTTGTTGAAATCCTTGTGCTAATAGTTGTGCTTGTAATCCTGCTCTACTTTGTGCTGCACCTCTTGCTGCTTCTGCTGCAAGCACACCTTCTCTACCACCCCCAAAAGCTCCAGCTTGTATAGCTCTATCTCTTCGAGCTGTATCTGCAATTGCTTGTTGTCTATCAAATTCTGCTAAAGTTGTATCAATCACCTCTTGTTGATAAGGTGACATAAATGATTTGTATGCATCTGGCCCTACTAATGAATCTAATCCTGCTGCTGCAGTTCTTGCATCTTGTTGTAGTTGTGATTCATCAGCAATTGTTGGTGCGTAAGCAGATGTATCTATCTTTTGACCAACTAACGGGTCTACTGCTTTTAAAAAATTAGTTAGTGATGCTTCTAGTACCGGTGCCGGTCGTGTTATCGTAGTTGTTTCAGCCATTATGCTCTTGCCTCTAATCTGTTCATTGTTTCATACATTCTCTTTGCACCTTTATTAACATCTCCACCACCTGCTGCTCTTACAGCATCGGCTGTCATTACAAATTCGTTTTTGCTTAATCTTGCAGGGACATCGTCCGCTCTCTCTTTTTTACCTATCGGCACAAATCCACCACCTCGTAGATCCATTTCTTTACCGCCAAGATCCATTATACCACCATCTTTCATACCTTGCAAGCCACCTCCACCTCTTAAAGTTGATTGCATTTCTGATATAGAAAGCATATTTGCAGCTGGTGTAAATTGTTGTAAACCTAACGGCATTGGTCCTTGTGATGCAGAGAGTAATTGTCTTGGTTGATTTCCTAATCTTTCTCTTATTCTTCCCAAATCTTGTTCAGCTATGTTTACTCCTTGTTCTAATTGATTAAGTCTAGGAAAAACAGCTTCAGCTTGTTGTAAAGGTTGAAAACTTCCAAGTGTAGGTTGAAATTGTGGAAGTATTTGTGCTAACACACCACCTTCTCTAAGACCAACTCTACCACCATCTTTTAATCCTAATAAATCAAATGTTTCACTAATTACATCTTCAGAGTGACCACCTGCAATCATGGCAGCTCTAATAGCTGTTCTTCTAGCATCATCAGAGGCTGTCTGTGCTTCTCCTGTTAATCTTTCATATTCTGCTAATTCATCTTCATAATCTTTTAAAGCTTTTCTAGCTGTAGCCATAGCAAGGTCTGTCGATCCTTGTGCAATTGGTGCGAATGCTGCTTTACCTACATCTTTTAATCCAACACCTTCTGCAAAAGGATTTTTTAAAATTTTACTTGCACCTACAATTCCTTCTGAAGTTTTAGCTAAACCTTCAAGTCCTACATTTTTTAAACCTTCTAAACCAGTTGCTTGTCCAATATTAACTGATTCAACTGCTACATCACTTATAGGTGTCCCTCCTATAGTTTGAAAGTCTCTTAATTTACCCGCTGCTTGTGGTGATGACAATGCACCTGTACCTGCTGCTAATAATGCAGACAGTCCGGAAAAATCTCCTTCGCTACCTTCTTGAGATAGTTGGGATAATAAATTAGCACCGCCTGATAAAAATGCTCTACCAGCCATAGATGAAGCTATTCCCATTGGTGCTAAAAAAGGCACCGCTGCTGCCGCATAAGGCAAGAAAGGTTTAATTTCATTAGGTACGACTTTGTCTAATACTTTTGCTATTGGTTTGGTAATTTTTTTAAAAAATCTTTTAAGTCCCATAATCTACTAATTTACTTGTTTTTACTACTTCCGTCAATCGCTGATGTTAGTGGCTGTGCCCAAAGGTATTGACTCTACAGTTACATGAACATCTCTTCTAATATGCTCAGATTTAGTAGAGGTATTAGGATTTTGTACATCCTGCATGGCTTCAGCATCTGACATATACTCTTGACCTGTTTCTGTGTTTGTTAATGTTACTTCTGTTTTAGGTGTAATAACCGGAACTCTTTTACCGTCTATTGTTTCATATCTTACAGAAGACTCTGTTTCTACAAATGGCATTATCTATCCTCCCTATTTATTTCTAATATAGATGCAACAACATCAACTGCACCACTAGTTGCTTGAACTTTTAATACTTCACTTTCTTCCATAATTAAAGGTTCTGTCAACACTTGTTCTTTTTGACCAGAAGTTAAACTGACATCATTATCAATTACGAAAGCTGTGCCTGCTGCGTTAGTTAAAGTTACTTTTACAACTGCTGAACCTGCTGCATCCTCTGCTACGTTTATAGATTTAACAATAGCTCTAGAGTTAGAAGGCACAGTGTATAAAGTTGTAAGATCTGTATTTGTTAAACTTACTTTATCATTTTTATATATATTTGCCATTTTATCCTAATCCAAAAAATGTGTATCTTTCAGAGTCTTCTTTTAATTGTGTTAAATAAGTGGCATTCAATTGTTCTACCACCGTAGAGATAGCTCTGTTAATTTGTCTTTGGTTATCCTCGGTATATTCTTTTTTAGGTTCTGGTAATCTTACTACTATCTTTGTCATTATCTTCTACCATCTGGTTGTATGTCTACTTGAAAGGTACCAAATCTCCACGATTCACCCGATCCGGTATTTTCTATTTTAATACTAGCGTATCTCCCTCTTGCTCTTGTATCTACTTTATTCGTAGACGATGTAATT